GCCGCCGTCGCGGCCCCTGATAACGACCGGCTGGCGCGGCGCGCGGGCGTGCTTGGTGTCCCGGTAATCAGGGGCGGAACCCTGAGCGCCGAAACCATGCCGGGCGGCGTTGACCTGATCGTAGCGGCGCATTCGCACGACTTCATTGGCGAGCGCACGCGGCTTCGGGCGCGCTGGGGCGGCGTTGGCTACCACCCGTCCCTATTGCCGCTTCACAGGGGCCGGGACGCGGTGCGGTGGGCCGTTCGTATGCGCGAGCGGGTAACGGGCGGCTCGGTCTACCGGCTGTCGAACCGCATGGACGGCGGCGATATTTTGGCCCAGCAGCACGTTTTAATTCGGCCCGACGATACGGCGGAGGAACTATGGCGGCGGGATTTAGCGCCGCTTGGCGTTGCCCTGCTGGTGTCGGTTGTCAGGCGCTACGCGGAAGGCGGCTATGTTCACGGCGCGGCGCAAGACGAGGCGCTTGCAACGTGGGAGCCGTCGATTGACCGCCCGCCCGCGTTCCGGCCCGACCTATTAATGATCGAGGGGCCGAGGCGATGACATCAGGCCGAAAGCCCACGCCGACCGCCCTAAAACTGGTCAAGGGAAATCCGGGGAAGCGCGCGCTGAACAAGCAGGAAGCGAAGGTGCAGCTTGCCCAATCCACGCCGCCGCCGTTCCTGAGCGGGGACGCTAAAGCCGAGTGGGACCGGGTGATTGGCACGCTCTACGTGGCGGGCCTGATGACGGAATTGGACCGCGCCGTATTGGCCGCGTATTGCCAAGCGTACGGGCGGTGGGCGGAAGCCGAGCGCGCGCTGGCGCGTATGGCCGCAAAAGACGATTTGAACCGCGCGCTGATGGTTAAAACGGTCGGCGGGAATGCAATACAGAACCCACTGGTCGGGATCGCCAACAAGGCGGCGGCGGATATGGTCAAGTACGCCATCGAATTCGGCATGACGCCCTCGGCCCGGTCCAAGGTCAACGCCAACGAGCCGGGCGACGCCAACGCGGCCCAAGAATTCTTTAGCTGACCGATGCCGCGCAAGTCTGTTATTGACGACCCGGCGACGCAATACGCCGTCGAGGTCTGTAGCGGGAAACGCGTTGCGGGGCCGGATATTCGCGCCGCCTGCGCGCGCCACTTGCGCGACCTGAAAGAAGGCCCGGCGCGCGGCCTGGTGTGGGACTTGGAAGAAGCGAATAAGGCCCAGCGGTTTTATAAAAACGTTTTGAAGCTGAACGGCGGGCAGTTTGAAGGCTTGCCCTTCGTCCTGCTGCCGTGGCAGGCATTCATTATTGGGAGCCTGTTTGGATGGAAGGCCGGGGACGGTACAAGGCGCTTCCGTAACGCGTACGTGGAAACCGGCAAAGGCTCCGGTAAAAGCCCGCTGGCGGCGGGAATCGGCCTTAAAGGGCTGACCGCTGACGGCGAGGCCCGCGCGGAAATCTACGCGGCGGCGACGAAAAAGGACCAAGCGATGATCCTTTTTAGGGACGCCGTTGCAATGGTCCAGCAGTCGCCCGAGCTGGCGCGGCGTTTAAAAACCAGCGGGGCCGGGCTGAATATATGGAACTTGGCCTATTTAACGACCGGCAGCTTCTTCCGGCCTATCGCCTCCGACGACGGGCAAAGCGGGCCGCGTCCGCATATTGCGTTGATTGACGAGGTTCACGAGCACAAGACGAATCACGTTGTAGAAATGATGCGCGCCGGTACAAAGAGCCGCCGCCAAGCACTCATTTTTATGATTACGAACTCGGGCGGCAATATGGCCGGGCCGTGCTGGGAATACCACGAATACGGAAGCCGGGTTGCGGCGGGCGAGATTCAGGACGACGGATTTTTCGCCTATATCTGTTCGTTGGACGAGGGCGACGACCCGATTAACGACGAGGGCTGCTGGTTCAAGTCGAATCCGTCTTTACTCGACGCCGATCTGCCCGGCCTGAAATACCTGCGCGAGCAGGTAACGGAAGCGCGCGGCATGCCGAGTAAAGAGGCGATGGTTCGCCGCCTGAATTTTTGTCAGTGGACCGGCGCGGAGTCGCCGTGGCTTTCGGCGGACGTTTGGAAAGGCGCGGCGCGGGATTTCGACTGGCGGCAGCTTCGCGGGCGGCGCGCGTATGCCGGGCTGGATTTGTCCAGTACGACCGACCTTACCGCGCTTGTATTCCTTGTCGAGCCGGTTCTCGACGGCGAGCCGTGGATGCTGGTTCCTTTTGCATGGCTCCCCGAAGACGGGCTGGCGCGCAAAGCTGAACACGACCGCGTCCCGTATGTGCAATGGCAAGCGATGGGCTATCTGGAAACCACGCCGGGCCGCGCAATCAGTAAGCGGAGCGTATTGCAGCGCCTGTCGGCGTTATGTGAATTTTTCGAAGTTGTCGCCGTCGCCTATGACCGCTGGCGAATGGAAGACTTGATCGCGATGGCGAATGACGACGGCGTAACGTTGCCGCACATGGTCGCTTTCGGGCAGGGCTATAAAGACATGAGCCCAGCCGTCGAGCACTTCGAAGAACTGCTGCTAAACGGGCGGCTGGTACATCCGAATCACCCGATTCTGAACTGGTGCGCGAATAACGCCGTAACTACCAGCGATGACGCGGGAAATAGAAAGCCGAGCAAGGAAAAAGCTAACGGTCGAATCGACGCAATCGTTGCCGCAATCATGGCGGCGGGCGTGCAAAGCGCAGAAATCGAGGCCGAGCTAGACCTTACCGACTTTATCAATAACCCGATTTTCAGCTAACGGACCAATGGCGAATATCCTAAACACGCTGGCGCGCTGGTGGGGCGGCGGCGGCGCTATTGGCGCGCATAGCGGGCCGCAGTCGGGCTTGCCCGCCGCCGCCCTGGTATCGGAAACGGCGAACGTCGGCACGGACGGCGCGCTGCAGATCAGCGCCGTTTGGGCCTGCATTGAGCGGCGCGCGGCGGTGGTCGCCAGCCTGCCGTTCTTCGCCTATCAAACCGTGGGCGGCCAGAAGGAAATTGCGCGGTTGTCGCGCCTGTACGCGCTGCTGCACGAGTCGCCTAATAGCCGAATGACGCCGTTTGAATTCTGGCGCGCTATGGTTATGAACCACGACTTGCGCGGGAACGCCTACGCTCGCATCGAGCGTGATAGCGACGGCGAGGCGCTGGCGCTTTGGCCTATGCCCGCCGACCAAGTGCAGCCGTATGTGCTTGACGACGGCGCGATGGTCTACGAATACCGGATCGACGGCGCGATTGCAATTCTGGCCGAGGAAAACGTTCTTCACCTGCGGAACTTGGGCAACGGGACGGTGGGCCTTAGCAAACTGGAATTCATGCGCGCCACGACCGACGAAGCCGCAAAGGCGCAGGGGTCGGCAAGCAAAATGTTTGGTAACGGCGGCAAGCCGACCGGCGTTCTGATGGTCGATTCGGTTTTAAAACCCGAGCAGCGCGCGCAGCTACAGGAACGATTCGCGGAGATGGCAGTCGGCGCGACCTCGCGCTTGTACGTCCTAGAAGCGAATATGAAATACCAGCAGCTTTCCTTAGCGCCGGAAGATATGGAGCTATTGGACACGCGCCGCTTTACGGTCGAGGAAATCTGCCGCTGGCTCGATGTGCCGCCCGTCCTGATCCACCATTCCAACGTTTCCACGTGGGGCAGCGGGATCGAGCAGATTGTGGACGGGTTCTACAAGCTGACGATTCGCCCGATGCTGGTATCTATCGAGCAGGCGATTCGGAAGCAAGTAATGACGCCCCGCCAGCGCGCGACGATGACGGCTGAATTCGCGATGGAAGCCCTGCTGCGCGGGAACCTGAAAGACCGGATGGACGTGTACGCGCGGGCGGTGCAAAACGGCCTTAAAACCCGCAACGAGTGCCGCCAATTGGAAAACGACCCGCCTATTCCCGGCGCGGACGAGTTGACCGCACAAACCAATCTTGCCCCGCTGTCGATGCTGGGCCAAATGCAAACGCAGGGCGGCGGCGCAGCGCCCCCGCCAATCGACCAGTAAAGGGGCAAAACATGCTTGTACGGAAAACGCTGGCGCTGGAAGGCGTCGATCTGAAATTGGACGGCGAGACGGGCCGCTTTTCGGGCTACGCGTCGGTTTTCGGCGGCGTCGATTCATACGGCGACACGATCATTAAAGGCGCGTTCGAATCGACGCTGCGCAATAACGGCAAACCAAAAATGTTCTTCAACCATACGTGGGACATGCCCATCGGTAAATGGTTGAGCGCGAAGGAAGACGACCACGGCCTCCTGGTGGAGGGCGAACTGACGCCGGGGCTTAGCCTTTCGGCGGACGTTCGCGCGGCGCTGAAACACGGAACCCTCGACGGGCTGTCGATTGGCGGGTTCCTGAAAAAAGGCGACTACGAGGAAACCGAGGGCGGGCGCGTGATCCGCAAATGGTCGAGCCTGATGGAAGTCTCGCCGGTCGTATTCCCCGCCGATGGGGCGGCGCGCATCGACCTGTCCAGCGTTAAAAGCGCCGAGCAGATTATCGAAGAAATCGCGGCTATTGAAACGCTGCGTGAATTTGAAGGCTTCTTGCGGGATGCAACGGGCCTTAGCAAAGGGGCGGCACAGGCGCTGACCGCCCGCGCAAAAGCGGTTTTGAACCTGCGGGACGCAGGCGACGAGGCCGCAACGGCGAAAGCCGCACAGGAGATTGCCGAGCGCATCACGCGCCTCGGAAGCCTGTGCAGGTAAGCGCGCATTCCGCAAGTTCCAAGCCGCCATCGGGCGGCTTTTTTTATACCTAAAAAGGATTCAAAAATGGACATCGTGATTAAAGCAATCGAGGGCGTCGAGGCCAAGCTGGTCGAAATGTCGAAAAAGGCCGAAGGCGAGTTTGCGGCAATGGGCAAGGTTTCGACCGATACCAAAGCCGCAATCGAGACGATTGGCATTGAGCAGCGCACGCTTGCCGAGCGCCTGCTGAAAGTGGAGCAGCGCGCCACCGCCCAAGGCGAAGGCAAGGAGGCGGGCAAGGATTCGTGGGGCGCGCAATTTGTCGCCGCCGAGGCGTTTAAATCGTTTGCCGGGGGCCATACCCAAAAGGCGCGCGTCGAGGTGAAAAACACCATCGTCGGTTCCGGTACGACCGTGTTTTCGGATCGCCAGCCGGGTATCGTTTCGGGCCTCGCCCAGCCGCTGACGCTGGAAGCTTTCCTGCCTACGCTGCCGACCACCAGTAACGCCATCGACTTCGTGCGCGAGAACGTGTTCACCAACGCGGCGGCGGAAACCGCCGAAGGCGCGGCCAAGCCGGAATCGAGCATTACTTTTACGCTGGTCAGCCAGCCGGTTTCGACGGTCGCTCACTGGCTGAAAATCTCGCGCCAGCTTGCAGCCGATAACGCCGCGCTGGCCGCGTACGTCAACTCCCGCCTGACCTACGGCGTGAATCTGCGCGTCGAGCAGCAGCTGGTTAGCGGAACCGGCGTCGCCCCGAATATCAACGGGTTTATGACCGCTGGTAACTTCACCGCGCACGGCTACACCAACGCGACGCTCGTTGCAACGACCCTGAAACGGCTCGTCCTGATCCGCAAAATGATTGCGGATTGCTGGATCGCTGGCGCTCCGGCTGACGGCATCGTGCTTAACCCGGCTGATTGGGCGAATATCGAAATTGACCTGATTACCACCGCCGCAGGACAGACCCTGTATTCGGTGAGCGATTCGGGCCAAGCGCGCCTGTTCGGCCTGCCGGTTATTCAGTCTATCGGCATGCCTGCGGATAACGTCGCGGTCGGCGCATTCGCGCAGGGGCTGACCAAGTACGACCGCGAGGGCGTCGTCGTGGAAATGTCGGATTCGGACGTGGATAACTTCACCAAGAACCTGATTACCATTCGCGCCGAGCGCCGACTGGCGCTTGCAATCGAGCGCCCGGCAGTGATCCGCGCCGGTGACTTGACGCCTGCTTAATGGGGCCGGGGGCGGCCTTGCGCCGCCCCTTTCTAGCAAGGGGGATATATGGAACTCGTAAACGTAAAAATCAGCGGCACCGTTGTCTCGGCGCGTTATGGAACGCTGACCGCTGGCGACGTGCTGCGCACGGATGCCGAATATGCGCGTCATTTGGTCGATGAGTGCGGCGCGGCGACCTACGCCGCCAAGCCCGAAAAAGCGAAGCAGCCCGAGGAACCGGCAGAAGCGCCAGCCGAAGCCAAACCCAAACGAAAAGGCTAGTCCGTGCTGAAAGTTATAACCGCTGCGTCGCAGGAGCCGGTAACGCTGGCCGATGCGAAGGCGTTTCTGCGCGTGGATACCGACGCCGACGACGCCCTTATAAGCGCCCTGGTGTCGGCGGCCCGCGAATTCGCGGAGCATTATGCGCAGGTGGCGTTTGCCGACACGACGTACGAACTGGCGCTGGCCGCTTTTCCGTACGACGCAATTAATCTGCCGAACGCGCGAAGCCCGGTGGTCGTAAGCGTCAAATATACCGATACCGCAGGCGCGGAGCAGACGCTAAATTCAAGCGACTACGTCCTGTCGGACTACGGCATGCAGGCTTATATCTACCCGCCGCAATCGTGGCCCGCGGAGCAGGCGACGAACATTTCAGCGGCGGCCCTCGCCGCGATTCTTGAAATGGTGGCGCACCTTTACGAGAACCGCGAAGACGCGGGGTCGGTTCCGCCCGGCGTGCTGCGGCTGCTGGACGTGGCGAAGGTTTACCGATGACCGCTATTGGCGATTTGCGCGATGTGGTGACGATCCAGTCGCCGGGGCTGGCGCAGGATGAAATCGGGGAAGCCGTCGCTGCGTGGGGCGCTTTCGTGACGGTGCGCGCGTACGTGCGCGACCTGACCGGGCGCGAACTGGTCGCGGCGCAATCGGTGCAAAGCCAAGTCACGACCAAGATAACGATTCGCTTTCGTGAAGACATTCTCCCCGCCATGCGCGTTACGCGCGGGGCCGAGGTCTACACGATTCAAAACGTAATGAATACTAGCGGGCGGCGCGATTGGACCGAGCTGCTATGCGTGCGGGGGGTCGCAAATGCTTAAAGTGAAGGCGACGGTTAAGGGCAATATGCGTGAGGCGCTGAAAGAACTTGAATACCAAGTGGGCGAACGCGTTTTAATGTCGGCGGCTGCGGGTATGGCGGGGGTTCTCTACAAGTACGCCGAGTCTTACGCGGCGCAGCACCACCAAACGGGCCTGCTGGAATCCGCGATTCGCCGCCGCTTTGTGCAACAGCTTTCCTCGCACAAGCGCAAAGCATATTACGTCTCGTGGAACCCAAAAGTGGCCCCCCACGGGCAACTCCTCGAATACGGGACTTCACGCGCGCCCGCTTACCCGTTCATTGCGCCTGCTTTTAGCCATATTCACGAAGCAATCGCGGAAGGCAAATCGCGAATGGCAAACAAATTTGAGCAGGTCAAGTCGGGCCTTGCTTTACCGTCGCAAATACCGCTGGACGAAAGGGGCGGGTTTTGACCGTCGAAAAGGCCATCTTTGACGCACTGCGCGGGCTGGCGGGCGACCGGGTTTTCCCCGACTTCGCCCCCGAGGGCACCGCGCGCCCTTACGTCACGTATCAGCAGATGGGCGGCTTGCCGGTTAATTTCATGGACGCCGCCGCCCCCAGCTTGAAGAACTCGCGCTTTCGCCTGAACGTATGGGCCGATACCCGCGCGGGCGCGGCGGCCTTGTGCCTGGTGTGCGAGCAGGCGTTACGCGCCGCGCCCGCGCTGAGAACAACCGTGCTAACGAATCCGCTTTCGCTGGCCGACCCTGAAACGCGGCTTCGCGGTACATCGCAAGATTTTAGTTTTTGGTTTCCATCGTAACCGCCCATTCGGGCGCATCCCTTGGCCGCTCTGAGAGCGGCTTTTTTTATACCTGAATGAAAGGCATCCATCATGGCTGTTACCCTGCCAAACGGCGCTATTGTCGCCATTGCAAGCGGAACCTCGGCGTCGGTCAATATGAGCGCGTTGACTAATGCAAATCCCGCCGTCGCGACCCTCGCCGCTTCGCACGGCGTTATCACCGGCGATTATCTTGTCGTCACTTCCGGCTGGTCGCGCCTGACCGATAAAGTTGTTCAGGCGGGCACCGTCGCCACCAATGACGTGCCGCTCCTGAACATCGACACGTCCCTGACGAATATCTACAGCGCCGGGGGCGGCACCGGCTCGATCAAACGCGTTACCGGCTGGACCCAGCTTTCGCAAATCCTGCAATCGAGCAGCAGCGGCGGCGAGCAGCAGTTCCTCGATTATCAGTTCCTTGAAGGCGACGCGCAAAAGCGAATCCCGACGTTTAAAAACGCAGCCGGGCTGACCTTTTCCATTGCCGACGACCCGACGCTGGCGGGCTATATCTTGGCTTCCAAAGCCAACGACGACCGCCTGCCCCGCCCGGTGCGCGTCACTTTGCCGAACGGCGCGGTCATCGTTTACAACGCCTATATCTCGTTGAACAAGACGCCTAGCCTGACCGTGAATGAAATCATGGCGTGCGAAGTTACCCTGAGCCTGCTGAATGAGCCGGTGCGCTACTAATGGCCGCTAAGCTTTCTCTTACGCCCGCCCCGACCTTCCGCGCGAAGGTTGAAATCCCGGTCGCCGGGGGCAATCCCGCCCCGGTCGAATTCACGTTCAAGCACCGCACGAAATCCGCGCTGGACAAGTTCATGAATTCGCGGACGGGCGCTTCCGATGTTGACTCCGTGATGGATATGGTCGAGGGCTGGGACTTGGCCGAGCCTTTCGACCGCGCGGGCGTCGAGGCGCTTTTGGAAAACTACGCGGGGGCCGCGCTGGCGCTTTACGTCGGATACGTGGACGAGCTTCTACAGGCCAAAAGAAAAAACTGAGACAGGCGGCGCGCGCACTTTATACACCGGGGCCAAGCGAGGCGGAATGTCGCCTGTTTGGCCTAACGGTG